GGTCGAACCGCGCCGCAAACCCTGGTGTCACCGGCGGGTGCCCGGCCCCCCCCCGGGAGGCCGGCGCGCCGGGGGGCGTTTTCCTTGGTGGAAGGTGTGGTGGGAATAGGGGGGGGGGGGGGGGGGGGGTGGTTGGTGGTGGGTGATTAGTGGTTGGTGGTTAGTGATGAAGTCTTGCGTTAAGTCCCGGTCTGCTTCGCCTCGATCGGCTTGATTTCCCCCGCCGCCCCGCGTTGGGCGCCCTCGTCGAAGGCTTTTTCGCTGGCGCGTTTGACCGCCGCGCCGCCGCCGAGGCCGATCAGCAGACCGCCGGCCAGCATCAGCCACGGCGAGAATTGCCCGGCCGCCGGCGCCGCCGCCTGGATCGCCGCGCCCGCCTGGGCGAGACCCCCGCCCCCGGCGGCGGCGGCGACGGGCAGGCGTTGCACGACCTGCTCGGCGCGGTCGAGCGTCTGGGTCGCCGCCGCGGTCTGCGGCGTGGTAGGCCGCTCGCGCAGCTCGGCGCGGGTCTGGTCGATCGACGCCCGCAGCGCCTCGACCTGCTCGGCGCTGGCGCACCCGCCCCCGGAAAGGGTCGCCAGCAGCAGCAGGGCGATCAGCGGCGCCGAGCCGGTGATCGGCGGCGCGATTCCGGGGGCGATCGGCCGCGTCGCCTGGTACCTGCCCCAGAGGGCCAGCACGCCGGCGAGTGCGACGGCGGCCGAGTCGGCCACCGCCACCAGCGTGTCCAGGATCGACGCCTGGTCCTCGGCGCCGACGATGACGCCCAGCGTCTGCATCACGCCGACGGCCAGCGCCAGCAGCCCGCCGATCATCGCCCGGCTGGTCCACCAGGGCTTGGGATGGGTTGTGTCCATGTTCGGTTCTCCGTGGGTGTTTGCCGGTGGCAATTTCTGATTTAGGATTGCTGATTTCTGATCTTTCGCGGGGTCCGGCCCGATACCCCAGACCCGATACCCGATACCCGATTTCCCTTGTTTTTAAGCACTTTTTGCATGATGGCTTCCGGCGCGAAGCGCAGCTCCAGCCACCGCGCCTGCCCGTCGCTGTGGCGGATCACCTGGGCAAGGACGACGGGGTCAAGGCTTGAGGCCCGAGCCCCAGACCCCAGACCCCGGGGGCGATACCCGATGCGCAGCGCGTCCAGCTCGCGCTCGGCGTAGATCAGCCCGCGCGGGCCCGATGCGCAGACGCGGTGGTCGTGCCCGTGGCGGACGGTGAGTTTGTGTTCGGCGGCGTTGACGCGGAGCGAGCAGGCGCCGCCGAGGTCGGCGAAGTCCAGGTCCGCCCCCGCGACGTGCAGCACGCCGTCGGCCGTGACCCAGGCGACCCCAGGCGGGATCAGGGCCTGTTTCCGGGCCGGGGGGGAGGGTGAGGGGGAGTTTGACAGGATGACCGGATCAACCGGATGGGGTCGAGGGGCGCAGGCCGATCGGGGGATCGTATTTCCTGCGATCCCTGATTTCCCGCGCTTCGCGGTTTTCGTCGTCGCCGTCCCTGGCATGCATCGCATCCTTGCGCCGTGCCGACCATGGCACAGCTCTGGGTGCGAAGCAACCTTGAGACGCGGCGCGCGGAACCCCTGATTGGGACAACGCGCTTGTTTAACGTGAGTAACCTGTGTGCCGGCCTCTTGCATCCGGCGCGACGCTTCGACCCGTCGCCGAGACCGTAGTCTACCCGGAGGTATCGGCCCGGTCAAGCCGGGACCTTAATTATTTTTGCCAGCGCCTCGGTCGATCACGATGCAGTCGGCGTCCAGTGCGGTGACGATCCGCCTCAGCACGCCGAGGCCGGGGTGTTTTGATCCAGCGAAATAGTGGTGCAGCGTCGCCGGGCTGGTGCCGCACAGGGCGGCGAGTTTCGCGTAGCTTAGGCCCGCCGCCTTGCGGCGGGCCTGGAGCTGGTCAATGATGGGGTCGGTCGTCATAAGCCTGCCCGGGCCGGTGTGGCGCGGGCGGGAGAAAAGAGGCGGTTCACCAGTAAATGTCGGCGTCGAAGCCGCCGGATTCGACCTCAACGATTTCGCCGTTGTCACGCCGGGGGGCGGTGATGACCCAGCAGCCTTTTCCGCTGTAGCAGTCGCGCGACAGATGGTGGACGGCCGAGCACATCCGCCGGCAATAATCCAGCGTGCCGGACGCAACAACGTCTGTGTCTTCCCCGGCCAGCAGCACGCACCGGCTTAGGTCCAGTGCGGCGAGCAGGGTGTCGCGGCGAGCGACGGCGGCCAACCGCGCCTGCTCGGCTTGGGCGTCACGCGCCGCCTTGTCTCGGCGTGCCGCCTCGACCGTTTCGGTGGGCACCCTTGCGGCCAGCCACGCGGGCATCACGGGGCCGGTCCGGCCGTCGTCTATGCAGACATCTCCGCGCACATTGATATAAATCTTAGCGGTGCCGGTCTTGACCGCCTCGGCGATCGGGTTCCAGCGGCCGGCCCTCGTTTGTTTCTTGGTGAGTTTCATTTTCTTCGATCCTTTCCGGGTTATGCCGGGCTAAAAGGTTGGGACCACTTTGGGCCGGTCCCGATGCCTCATCTGCCTATATATTATCACATCGGACAACCAAGTCAACCCCCTTGAGGCGGATTTGCATATTATTTTTTGCCCCCTAGAATGCCTTACAGTATCCTAACAAATGATCCATTCCCCTTCACGTCACTTATCCGGGGTCGCCATCATGAGTCTGCGCTGGGTGCGTGCCGTCTGCCGGGTCATCATCCTTTTGACCTATCTGTCCCCGTCCGCCGCCGAGGCTTTGGCGGAAAGTCTACGTCGAGGGCTGCCTCGGCGGCGTCCTCAACAACGGCCTTCTCTGCGTCTGCGTCGTGACGAGTAGCACGCGATTTTGCCTTGATTTTCCGCAGTAATTGGCTAGTCCCGCCATACATATCTGCGTCACGAACGCGACGAATGGATTGTATTTGCTGCTCTTTATCGCGGTCAAAAAAGTCAACAAGAGCAGCCTCCACAAGAAGCTGCATGATGCCTGATTCGCCCCCGAGACTTTCGGCCACGTCGTCCAGGTGGGCCCTAATCGGTCGCCTCAGTTGCGTGCCGAATTTTATCTTCTCTTCTGGCATAAGAAGACGGTACTCTAAAATTTTCTAGAAAAGTGGAAGATTGGCCCTTGACATAGCCGATGATCTTCTTACCATCTAGAAAAGTGGAAGAATCAATGGCCGAACCCATGATCAAACCCGAGGCCCCCGACCGCAGTTATGTGACGGTCAAGGACAAACGCACCGGCAAGGCCAAGTGCGTCACGGTTTACGACCTGCGCCCGGCACAGGTCATTGAGGCCCTCCGTCTGGGGATCGACGTGTTCAAGCTCAAGCACACTTCCGGGGACGGGGGGCCGGCTCAAAAAAAAACGCCGGCCCGAACGAAACTTGAATCCAGCGCGGCGGCGTAGCCGCGCAACCGACTTCGACACGCCCCCCGGTGCGTAGCCGGGGGCGTGAGTAACCGCCCGCGAAGCAACCTTGGGCTAACGCCCATCGCGGGCTTTGGACGACGCGGCGACCCGGGCTAACCGGGGCGCCGCCGACACGACGCACCGCCTGGAAGGTGGTCCTGGCAAAGCCCTCCAGTGTGCGCCGTACAAGTCCGCAGACCGGCGATCATCCGGTCACGACCAAACTGACACGGCTGGGTGCGGCGAAAGCCGCTCCCAACCTTTGAGGGTTAACGCCCTCGTGATCCCCGGAAGGTGTCGGGATCGGCTTCGGCCGCTCCCGGCGCTTGCTAACAGCGGGCGGCGTGTACCCGGTGGAGCGTGAGAAACCGCCCGCGAAGCGACCTTGGGCTAACGCCCACCGCGGGCTTTTTGGAAACGAACCCCTCCGGGGTCCCGGGCATCCGGGGGCCGGGGGTGATGGAGACGACGATGGCGGCCTACGCAATGAACGACATCTATATAGACGAACGCTTTGCAGACGCGCGATCGAAGCTGATGCGCGTCATCAAGACACTGGCGGTCTGGCCGCACCTGCGTGCCCCTCGCAGCGGAGCGTTCGCCATCGAGCGTCAGGGGCGGGGGCGGTCGGTCGAGTTCAGCAGCGACGCGCTGCGTCGTTACGCCCGGCGGCACAGGGGCGGCTGCCCGCCCCTCATCCACATCGCCTACGACCCGGCTTGCCTCACCGAGGCGCTGGTCATCAATGCGGTCAGCCTCAAGGTGGTGTGCCTTGTGCCCGCGCGTGCAACGCCGTCCATACCCGCAGCCGACACGCCAGCACGTCGCGTGCGATGTGTAGATCGCTGGCTTCGCGCCAATTGGCGTCCGCTTCCAGGTCGCCTTCTCGCAGCAGGTGCGACGCCAGGCGGAACGTATCCAGCGTCTGCACCAGGTCCCCGAACCGGGGGCTCGACAGCAGCGCATCGCGCAGTTCATCGAGCGTCTGTGCCGCCGCCGCAAACTCGACCAGCGCGGCAAAGTTCTTATTATCACGGTGGTCTTTGCCCTGACGGAGCATCGGTTGTTTCCCCTCGTACGCATCGATCAGCTTCCTCACCGCTCGCGGGATCAGGCGACGCTGCACCCGATCGATCTGTGTTGCGATCTGCTCTGCATTCACTGCGCGGCCTCCTTTCGTGGTTGACCCCCGGGAGGAAGCCGCATTGTACGGGCCGCGCGGGTGCGTCACCCACGCGACCTTTTGGGAACGAGTCGAACAGTTCCCGTTGACCCTGTAAGGTGTCGGGATCGGCTCCGGCCGGTCCCGGCGCTTGCTAACAGCGGGCGGCGTGTACCCGCCCTGATGATACGGCCGGTCGGGCGTGACACTCGATCGGCCCCTTTGGAGATCGGAAGGATGATCGCTGATTGCTGACTGCTGATTGATTGAAGATCGATCTTCAGACTTCGCACCTCAGCCTTCATCCCTCCTCCTCCCCACACGCCACGGACGGCAGCCGCCCCCGTGGCGCTTCGGAGCACCGCGCGACGGAGCGCGCGGATCGATCAGGGGGTCGGCGGCAACGGATTGCCGCCGACCGTGGCAAGAGCAGGGTAGCCCCTTCCGGGGTCGCACGGAGGCGACATGTTCCAGACCTCTAGCCAGATTGGAGATGTGCCGGTGAGTGCGGGATTGCTTCAATCTTTAGCCCAGGCCGGGGCCGTCACCATCCACGGGCTGGCCGACGCCTGGAACATGCAGCCGCACTCGATCTACCCCTACCTCACCGACCGTGACATGCGCTACGGGCAGATGCGGACGCTCTACCGCCGCGCCCGCGACCCGCGCATCCAGGCGGCGTTCCACGCCGACCTGATGGCCGGCACGGGCTGGACGGCCATCTTTATAGACGCGGAGCTGGACATCGACGGGGATGGGGACGTCGACAGCGACGACGTGCTCACCCATGCGATCGATGCGCTGCGCAACCTGTCTGACTTCCTCGTACAGGTGCAGGCGAGCGACGGCTGCCCGAACCTGGCGGCGCTGGCGCATCTCAAGCAGCGCGTGTTGCAGGGGGTGGTCACCGCCGAGCGCTGCGCCCAGCAGATCGCCGACGCGCACGACAATCGCCGGGGGCGCCGCAAGGCCCGGCCGATCAATCAGCGATCGGCGACCAGCGATTCCCTTCTGGGGGGGGGTGGCGCATGACGCGTGACCAGACCATGCGCGAGGTCAACGAGATCACCCAGGGGATCGCGGCCCTGGCGACGATCCTGCGCCAGCGGTTCAATCCTGTCTCGGTCAGTGCGCTGGCCGATTGCGTCAACGACTGCAAGGCGTTGCGTTTCAACGTCGATGCACTCGGCCGCGTGCTGGACGACGCCGCGTTCAGTTGCCCGCCCCCGGATGATGAGCATCAAACCGCACAGGGCGCAGATGTGTTGCGATTCCCCAGGTCCGGGGGTGCGGCATGAGCAAGCGGGGCATCAACGTCCAACTGTCACCGGGTTCGAGGCTCGCGTTCGATCGACTCTTCGCACAATTACGCCGCAGGTCGCCGCAGCGCCGCAGGCTCACGTCGGCGTTCGCCGTCAAGCGCGTCGTGTACCACCGCAACGTGATCGCTCTGGGCGAGGGCCCGGGCATCTTCCCGCTTGCGAGGATGGATCGCACGCAGGTGATCTATCCGTCGCCGCAGCCGAGCGCGCCTTTAGCGGTGCGGTTCCGGTCGCCAGGTATCGATCGCTGGATACGCCTGCTCTTTGCCCAGGAGGGAGCCCCGCTATGCAACTAACCTCACCCCCTCAAGCCTCAAGCCTCACGCCTACTAAACGCGGCCACGACTTTAGCGCCAAGCGTCACCGCGGCAAGCGGCGCATCGCGCCACTGGAGACGGTCGACCGGATCGAGTGCGACAGCGCCCCGACAACGCAGCGCGTCTACTGCGCAAGCTGCGAGAAGCCCCACGCCGTGGCCGTGGACTACCGCTACGAGTACCGCGAGGACGGCGTGCCGATCAAGGTCAGCCGGATGAGCTTCTGCGACCACTGCGATCAACTGCTGTGGTGGGACCAGGTGTGCGACGGCAAGGGCGCGCCGTTCGGCCGGCCGCTGAAGGATTCGCTGGTCATCAATCACAAGCCCAGCCTGGTCGAGCAGGCGCTCAAGCTCTACCCGCAACTGCGCGGCGTCGAGCAGATTTAACCCCGGGCCCCCGGAAGTTTCAACCGCAGAGAGGCGCGAAGAGCGCAGAGAAGAAGAATCGTTAGCCACGGATGAACACGGATGAACACGGATGCGATGCAAGAGAAATGTGGATTTTGATCTGTGTTGATCGGTGTCCATCGGTGGCTGAAACCCGGATCGGACCAACCACTAACCACCAACCCCCGGAGCCACTCCCATGCTCTACATCCTAGCCATCATCGTCGCCTTGCTCATCGCCTCCGTCGTCGCCTTGTTCATCGCCTTCGTCGTCGTCGCCTGCATCATGGCCCCGGAACTCGCCGACCACGAGGCCTGTAAGCCGTTGCCCGAGGAAGGAGACAAGGTGACCGGCAGACAAGGTGACAAGGAGGTCAAGCCCATCGACGTCGCCGCCTGACCCCCGGCCCCTGTTTTAATTTCCTGCTTTCCCAATTTCCTGCTTTCAAAATTTGCCCCCCCCCATGACCGCCCTCGCCCTCACAACCCGCCTGACCCCCACGCCTCAAGGCTCAAGCCCCCGGGGGCATCTGCACATGGCGGACGAGGTGCTGCGCAGCCTGCCCGCGTCGGCGCGCAGGCAGGCGATCGCCCGCAAGCGCATCCTCGACGCGTGGGAATCGGCGATGTCGCAGGCGATCCAGGCGGGCCGCAAGCGCGAAGACGCCACCGCCGCGATCGCCGCGATGCACAATGTGAACAGGCGGACCCTGTACCGCTGGCGAAAAGAATACAAGTCCTGCGGCTTCGCCGGCCTGATCGATGAACGCAAGGCGCCCCCCGCCCCCGCCCCCGGAAACCCCGGAAGCGGCGGTGAGGATTCCGGGGTTTCCGGGGGTCCATTTATGCAGGAGGTCCGCCGCGTGTGGCTGCGGTTAGGCGAGCCCAGGGCCAGCGTGTGCTACGAGATTGCACGCATGGTCGCGCAGGAAAACGGCTGGCCGATCCCGTCCTACCGGCACGTCTGCCGGCAGCTCCGCAAGATCGACACCGCGACGCGGGTCCGCAAGCGCAAGGGGCTCAAGGCATTCGTCGATCAATGCGAGCCGTCGATCCAGCGCGACTACTCGCAGCTCGCGGCCAATGAGATGTGGGTCGGCGACCATCACGTCTTCGACGTGTGGGTTAAAGTCGGCGAGAAGGTCGATCGAAAGACCGGCGAACTGGTCCCGATCTACCGCCGGCCGTGGCTCACGGCGTTCGAGGACATGGCCACCCGGAAGATCGTCGCCTGGACGATCCGCGCCGCCGACCCCGACACCGAGGCCATCCTGGAGGCCTTGCTCAACGGCTTCCGCAGCCACGGCCTGCCCGAGTCCAGCTACACGGACAACGGCAAGGACTTCGACGCGCAGACCCTCGCCGGCGCCACGAAGGCGCAACGCCGCAACGCCAAGAAGGCCCGCGTCCAGTTCGACCAGGAGCGGATCGGCGGTATGTACGCCGCGCTGGGCATCCGGCACATCCGGGCGATACCCTACCGCCCGCAGAGCAAGCCGATCGAGCGGTTCTTCCGCACCTACGAGGAGCGGGCCGGGCGTTTGTGGCCGACGTATTGCGGGTCGAACCCCCAGGAGCGCCCCGAGGGGATGCGGGACCGTCTGCGGCAGGCGCCGACGCTCGCCGAGTTCATCGAGCATTTCCGGGGTTGGCTTGAATCGGACTATCACAACCGCATCCACACCGGTGACGCGATGGATTGCACGCCGAACGAGGCGTGGGCCGCGAAGCTCGCGGTGCGTCGCGATGCCCCCGACGAGCTGCTCGAACTGCTCACGCAAAAGCGTGTCGGCCCCGTCGCCGTGACCAAGATGGGCGTGCGGTACCAGAAACTGTTTTACGGCCAAATGACCAACGAGATCTGCAAGCTGCTAGGGTCGCAGGTGTACCTGCGGATCAACCCGCAACGGATCGGCTTGGTCAGTGTGTGGGACGAGAAGGACCGGTTCCTCTGCGTCGCGCCCGCGAACGTGAAGGTGCCCGCCAACGCCAGCTCGCAGGACCTGCGCGTGGCGATCGGCGACCAGCGCCGCCAGCGCAAGAAGATGCTCGAAGGCGCCCGCGCGCAGCAGCAGCTTAAGGAGTCGCTGCCCGACCGGCTCGTGCGCGCCGCCCGCGCGCGGGCCGAGAGCCAGGCACCGACCCACGCGCCGCCGGACCCATCCGGGGGCGGGGGGCCGGTCATCAAGCCCGTGTTCGGGCCGATGCTGCAAGAGGCCGCCGCGTACACGCGCGAGCAGACGCGCGTGCTGCGCCGCGCCGTGGGTGACGGCGTGACGGTCGGCGGCGACCCCGGAGGCGATGACCCGCCGGCTCGGTTCATTTACAAGCCCAGGGAATCGGCGGACGCGGCACCGGGCCGCGCCGTGTTCAGCTACGTGCGCCGAGGCGAGGAGGCCGACGCGTGAACGACCAACCCGCAAAGCCCACCAATGCCCTGATCGACCGGGCACGGGTCAGAGGAGCCTCAAGGATGATTGCCCAAGGGACGGACCCCAAGGCGGTGACGAAGGAACAGATCGATCGCATCGCCGCGGACGTGGATGCGTTCTGCCGCGCCAACAAGATCAGCCGCAAGGCGATCGCCAAGGCCGTGGGCTACTCGGCGAGTGTGATCAGCGAGTTCCTCAAGGGCAGCGGCAATTACGGCGGCAACGAGGGAGAGGTCGCGATCCACCTGGAGGAGTGGCTGATCGAGGAGGAGCAGCGCCGCGACAACGCCCTGGAGACCCGTTTCGTCTGGACCAACGTCGCGCAGTACATCCACGGCGTCGCCGGCTACTGCCTTGACATGAAGAAGGTGGGCCTGATCTACGGCCCGCAGACCAGCGGCATCGGCAAGACCACGGCGCTGCGCGCGATCGCCCAGGAGATGGGTCCTCGTCGCTCGACGCTGATCACCATCGACAAAGCCGACGCCAACCCCACGGGCCTCTTGAAGAAAATCCTCGGCGGGTTGCGTCTTCAGGACTCGGGCAGTAACGCCCAGCGGATGCAGCGTGTGGTCGACCACCTCAAGGGCCGGTCGCACCTCTTAATGATCGACCAGGTCCACAACCTCCGCGGCGCGAAGGAGGACCGGCCGTTTTATTACCTGATGGACATCTACGAGGCCACCGACCACGCGGCGCAGCTCTGGTGCGGCACCAGCGACCTCGTCGCCTACCTGACGCGCCAGCAGACCAGGACGACGGACGAACCGCTCGCGCAGATCAGGCGGCGCATCTTCCCCTGCACCGACCTTATGGAAGTCTTCGACCAGCACGGCGGCGGTGAGCCGCTGTATACGGTCGAGCAGATCCGCGAGATGTTCGCAAGCTTCAAGCTCAAGATCACCCCTACGGCCGCGCGCTGGCTGTGTCAGCTCGGCCACCTGGCCGACGCCGGCGGCGTGGGCACCTGCGTACAGGTGATGGAGTACGCGGTGTACCTGGCCAAGATCGAGAAGGCCGCGACGATCGACGTGCCGCTACTTAAGCGCGCCATCCAGAGCAGCCTCACCACCGACCGCGCCTCGAAGTTGATCGTCGCCGTCGAGCACCCCGACGAGCGTATCGCCATGACCGCCTGACCCCCCCCGGAAGTGTCCCCCGGACCTACTCACCACCCACTACTAACTGATCCCCATGCCCCGCACGGACGCGAACAAACAGCAGATCATCGACCTCCTATGCGCCGCCGCGAATCCGGCCAGCGACGGCACGCTGTACATCCGCGCCGCGACGGCCGTGAAGATCATCGGTGTGGGCTCCGGCCCGCGCGTCTATAGAAGGGGCGCCGCATGAGCTTCAACGTCACCCAATTCCTGCAGGGCCTGGAGGGCGAAGGCCGGCGCCGAGCGCTCGCCGCCGGCGTGCTCGCCGTCGACCAGTTCGCCGAACAAGTCGTCGGCAAGGCCCAGGACCTTGCGCCGGTGGAGACCGGCGCCCTGAAAAGGTCAGCCGTGGCCGAGAAGGCCCAGTCTTCCGGGGGCGGGGGCGGGGGCGGGGGCATCACCGCCGTCATCGGTTTCAACACCGACTACGCCGCCGCTGTCCACGAGAGGCTAGAGGCGCATCACGACCAGGGCGAATCCAAGTACCTCGAAAAGGCCATGCGGCGCAAGGCCCACAAGCTCAAGCCGTTCGTCGAAAAGGAGATGCGTAAGGCGTTATGACGGTCCCGCTGGCAGGAGATTTCGACAAGCCCGACCCCCGCCTCGTCGCCGAGCTGGTCGCTCGTTACGAGGCGTCGGCAAAGCGTCTGCGCGACCGCGTCCTGGACCCGCCCGGCAAGACGGCCAACGCGCAGGCGTTCAACCAGGCCCGCGCATCGCAGGTCCTGGCCCAGGTCGATGACGAGGTCGCACGGCTGCGTGGCATCGCCGCGGACTGGACGGGCACGGCGCTGGATGCGTCGATGCAACGCGGCATCGCCACCGCCGACCGGCAGGCGGAGCGGGCCGGCGTGCGGGAACCGGGGAGCGCGCTGCGTGGCACGTTCTCGGTGGTTGATCGCCGCGCCGCCGAAGTATTGGCGCGTGACACGGTGACCGACCTTATCAAGGCTGCGGACTCGATGCGCGGTCAGGCAGCCAATGCGCTGCGCCGCATGGCCGCCACCGGCGTGACCAACGCCGAGGTCAACGCGATCCTCACCGCCGGCGTCATCGAGGGCCGCCCCGGCAACGCCATCCGCGAGTTGCGCGAGGCGCTTAAGTTGGTCCACGGCAAGCAGGTCACCATCATCGACAGGAACGGCGACCCGATCACGTTCGCGGTCGGCCGGTACGCGCGCATGGTAGCGCTGACTAAAACCCGCCAGGCCACGCGGATAGCCCGCCACGCCCGGCTGGCGGACAAGGGCATCGGCCTGGTCAAGGTGGTCGGCCGGATCAGCGACAACTTCTGCACCGCGTACCTCGACCAGGTCTACTCGCTAACCGGCGATCACCCCAAGTACCCGTCGATCGATTCGCTGCCTAATGATGGCCCGCCGTTCCACGTCCAGTGCAGCAAGTCAACCGCCCCGTTCGTCGAGGACTTGGCCGACCCCGAGGATTTGCAGGTCGGCGCGCCCGACCCCGACACGGCCAAGCTGCTGGGCTCGGAGGACACCAGCGAATTGCAGCGCAAATTCAAGGACCTGGGTCTGCGGAGTCAGGCCGAGGCGCGGCGTCGCATCCTGCAGGAGGCCCGCTGATGGCGTGGACTAAACCCCAGATCAAAGCCGCCGCGATCGCCGCCCGCAGCGCCGACTGGAACGACCAGCAGCTACACATGGTGCTGTCGAGCCTGGGCGGCCGCGCGGTGCACCAGGGCAAACTCACACGCACGAGCCCGCGCCTGAACGACGACGATTACGAGATGTACATGGCGACGGCCGAGGCCGCCCCGGAATGTGGCGGCACGCTGCCGCGATGGAATATGGGCTACTGGCGAGCCAAAGTGATCGACGCCATCCAGCGCCAACGCTACACGATCGAGCGGCTCGCCGGCGAGCTTGAGCTTGCGCCTCCACATCTCAATGGCATGATCGACAAAGCCACCGGCGGCAGGGCCAAGTGCCTGGACGACGTCGACCGGCTCAACGACCGCGCGACGGCGAGCAGAGTGATCGATTTGCTGAAGGCCAAGGCCAAGGCGAAGACGCTTGCGCCTCCACCTCGCGTCCCCCGCCCCGGCCCGCACCGGACGCTCGTTGAGCAGGACATCCCGTTTTAACGAAAGCGAACCGCAGAGGCGCAGAGAGCGCAAAGGAGACGATTATGACGAGCACTCAAAGGCCCCTTAAATCAGGTTCGTGGATCGTGTCGATCGTGTCGATCCTGTCCACCTGCCTACCCACCGCCGCGCAGCCGGTGCCGATCAGTGGCACGGCCGACGTATCCGCGATCGAGGCGCGGCTGGATGACCAGCAGGCGCAGATCGACGCGCTGCGAGAGGAAGTGCAGGCGGGGCGTGGACAGGAGGAACAGGATGACCAGGATGCCCCTGGAAGTGACCCGGACCCCGACACCCCACACCCGGGGGACCCCGATCCCGCGCCTGTTTCCGGGGCGATCGGCATCAACCTTGGGTTCGTCGGGCGCACGAATCACCCTGACGATCCGACCGCCCCCGGCTATGACGAGCTGCTCAAGCCCGTGGCCGGCGTCGCGCGGTTTATGAATCCGAATCGGATCAACGACTACCTGACTGCAGTCGATTCGCTCGACGCGCCGCACTTCTACGCGACGCAGACCTGGCGGCAGGCCCTCACCTGGCAGGCCGAGTTATGCCAGCGCATCGGCGCGGACTATTACTTCAACGCGCCGATCAACGCGACCCCCGGATTCGTCACCGAAGCGGTCGCGCTGATTCGGTCGATCCTAGACGCAGACCAGGTCATCTACGTGAGCTGGGCCAACGAGGTGTGGAACGGGTCGCTGGGTCCCTACCGCGAGGTCAAGCGGATCACCGGCGTGGACGCCGGCGGCGGCGCGGGCCTGGCGTTTTTCAGCTACTGGGCTTCGCGGCTCGGCCAGACCTTCACCGCCGCTCGCACGGCGGACCCGAACTGCGTCCGCGTGCTGGAGACCAAGACCGCCCGGGACGGCACCTGGTTCACGCAGAAGGTCCACGAGCGGCTCCCGGGGGCGGGGGCGGATTACGACGCCGTCGCGATCACGACGTACTTCAGCGTCCACCGCACGCAGATGGTCGAGGGGATGACGATCGATCAGGCCTTCGCGGCCGCGCGCGAGAACTGGACGACGCGGGAGGGGGTGTACCAGCGAGAAGGGATCGGGTGGGCCACGGCGCACGGCAAGCGCGCGATCAGCTACGAGGGCGGTCAGCACTTCTGGGACCCGTTCAAACGCGCATCGCTGGGCGAGACTTTCCGGGGGTGCCAGACCGACCCCCGCATCGCGGAGCTTAGGGGTGACGTATTGGACGCGGCGTTCGAGGCCGGGCTGGACCTGCACATCGAGTTTGACCTCCTGGATTGGTGGAATGACAACGGGTATTGGGGCCTGGCCGATTCGCTGGCCAACCTCCCCGGCAGTCTGAAGTATCAATCGCTGGTCGAGTTTGCGAACCGCATGGGACAGATGAATTAACCCCCCGGAAGCCCCGTAAGTTTTACCACAGACCCCCGGGGGCACAGAGGACGCAAAGATGAAGAAGCACGCAATCGTCAAGCCCGGGTCGATCGTGGTGGTGCGTACCGGTCAATCGCACGTGGCCGTCGATGGCCTGGTCACGAAGCAGGACCCGCGTGACGGCAGCGTGATGGTCAGGACCGAGCGTTGCCCCACGAAGGCAGAGATCGAGCGGGGGCAATACGACCACTGGGTGAAGACGCCGAAGCGATACCAGCTCACCGAAGTGTTGAAGATCAAACACCCGCCCGCCGCGTAGTCGCACGCAACAAACGATGCCCGACGGATCGGAACATCAGCCATCAGCAATCAGCAATTAGCAATCAGCCATTAACAAGGCA